GTGAGGGATATATCCGTCTGATTACGGAGTATTGCGACCCCGACAGCTTCGATCAAGACATCAAGATCATGCGGGTGCGTAACTCGTTTTCGGTTTACATGGATCCAACCATTCAAGACCCCTGCGGCTCAGATGCTCGGTGGTGCTTGATTACTGAAGATTTGTTGAAAGAAGACTACGAGCGCATGTTCCCGGACTCAATGCCGGTGTCGTCAATCCAGTCGCAGGGCATTGGCGATCAGCTCATCTCACAATGGCTGGCTGAAGACACAATCCGTATTGCAGAGTATTTTTACGTTGAAGAAGAAAAGGCGACCTTAAACCTGTATCCAGGCAACCTTACCGCGTACAAAGGTACGCGTGAGGCAAAGGCGCTTGAAGACATGGGAATGATTGTCGTTCGGTCAAGAGAAAGCACTAAGCGCAAGATTAAATGGATTAAAACCAACGGCTACGAGGTCTTGGAAGAGCAAGACTGGGCGGGTAAGTACATTCCTGTAGTTCGTGTGGTGGGCAACGAATTTGAAGTTGAAGGCAGCATATACTTGTCGGGCCTTGTGCGTAACGCCAAGGACGCCCAGCGCATGTACAACTACTGGGTTAGCCAAGAGACTGAGATGCTGGCTTTAGCACCTAAAGCACCCTTTATTGGCTATGGTGGTCAGTTTGAGGGTTACGAATACCAATGGAAGACAGCCAACACGAACAACTGGCCGTACCTAGAGGTAAACCCTGATGTAACCGACGGCCAAGGCGCCGTATTGCCGCTGCCGCAACGCGCAGCGCCGCCGTTGGCTCAGACAGGTCTAATACAGGCCAAGATGGGCGCCTCAGACGACATCAAAGCAACCACAGGTCAATACGACTCAAGCCTTGGGGCAACCAGCAACGAGCGTTCAGGCAGGGCCATCATTGCGCGTGAGCGTCAGGCCGACACCGGCACTTACCACTACGTTGACAATCTGGCCCGCGCTATCCGTTATATAACGCGTCAATTGATCGACCTTATCCCCGAGATTTACGACACTCAGCGCATCGCCCGCATTATTGGCGTGGACGGTCAAGCCGACATGGTTCGGATTGACCCTATGCAGCCTGAAGCAGTGCGTGAAATACGCGACGAAAACAACATTGTGATCGACAAAATTTATAATCCAAGTGTCGGTAGATACGACGTTGTTGTGGCTACAGGCCCGGGTTATCTGTCGCAACGGCAAGAAGCGATGGACGCAATGGCTCAGATTCTTCAGGGCAACCCGAACCTTTGGACTGTGGCCGGTGACTTGTTCGTAAAGAACATGGATTGGCCTGGGGCGCAAGAAATGGCCGAGCGCTTGAAGAAGTCGCTTGACCCACGCCTGTTGGCCGATACTGACGAAGACCCAGCATTGCAGGCCGCAAACCAGCAGATTCAAGCTATGTCGGCTGAGATGGAGCAGATGTTTGGGATGCTTCAAAACGTTAATCAGTCAATAGAAGCACAAGAGCTGCAAATTAAAGAGTACGAGGCTGAAACCAAGCGGATTAGTGCTTTGTCCAGCGGCATGGCGCCTGAGCAGGTGCAAGAGCTGGTGGTCAACACGATCCGCGACGTAATGAACATGGGGTCGATGGTCGGTCAGATGCCGCAAATGCAGCCGCCCATACCACCTGAAATGATGCCGCCTGAAATGGGTATGGTGCCACCTGAAATGGGCATGGCACCGCCTCAAGCCTTACCGCCTGGAGGCCCAGTATGACCTGCGAAGCCTTTTTAGGGCATTTGTTCTTAGCTCGGGATGTTACTCATTCGGTTCACTTGAACACCCGCAGCTACGCCAAGCACAAAGCACTTAACAAGTTCTATGTAGGCATTATTGAGCTGGCAGACGATTTTGCAGAAGCCTACCAAGGCCGAATTGGCCTAATTGGCCCGATTGTTTTGCAATCGGCCACCAAAACGAACAATGTGATCGAATTTTTGGAAGATTCTCTTAAAAAAGTCGAAGAAATGCGGTATAAGGTGGTTGAAAAAGAAGATGCCGCCCTTCAGAATCTTATTGATAGTATAGTTGTGCTTTATCTAAGCACCCTTTATAAGCTCAAATTCTTGGCGTAAGGAGCCGGTATGGAACTGTTAAACCCCTTAAACGACTCTCAGTTTCCCGGTCGCACCGTGTCGTATACCGGCACCGCAGGTTCGACGGCAACTTGGAACGCAGGGCCGCAAGGCGTGATGGTCTGGTCAACAACCCCAGCCTACATTGTGGTAGGTGAGGGCGTAACAGCCACCACTGCAAGCACACCGATCCCCGCATTTACACCAATCCCCTTTATTGTTCCTCAAGGTTCTGGCGGTCAGTGGCGTGTGAGTGCTATTCGTGTTTCTGAAGACGGCGCTATTTTTTGTCGGCCCGTTAACATTCGATGAGCTTTGGCGTCGGACTTCGGAACGCGGTAGCCATTGGGCTAGGTGGTGTTATTTCGTTGTTTTCCGGCGATTTTGATGAAGACATAGCGGTAAGCAACCTTGAAACGGAGTCTGGAGCTGATTTAGTCCAGGAAAACGGCGACTTTATTTTATTGGAGTAAAAAATGGCTGACTTAAAGATTTCCCAACTACCTGCCGCAACTACCCCGGTCGCGGGTACTGAGGTACTACCTATTGTTCAAAGCGGCACAACCTCTAAAGTATCCATCGCCGATCTAACTGTAGGACGGGCGGTTACTGCCACTACGTTTCTAGGCGGCTTAGACACGAACGTGGCTGCGGCAGGGTTGACCGTAACCGGCACAACCGTAGCGGCTGACGGCACGGACACAAACATTAACCTTACCCTAACCCCACAAGGTTCAGGCGTCGTAACAACTGCCGCAACGTATTCAGATGGCGGCGGTAAGTTAAGGGCGATTCCACAATCTGGCTCAGCTAAAACTGCTTCTTACACGCTTGCTGTTGGCGACGTTGGTAAATTTATTGAAGTTGGAGCAAGCGGATCAATTACGATTCCTGATGCAACCTTTGCGGCAGGTGATGTTGTTTCAATCTTCAACAACACCTCGGGTAACATTACGATTACTTGCACAATTACAACGGCTTACATAGCGGGTGTTGATACGGACGAAGCAGCGGTTGATTTAGCAACCCGAGGCATTTGCACAATTCTGTTTATTAGCGGAACGGTCTGCGTGATCTCAGGAAATGTGTCATGAGTGGTATCCACTTAGCCCTTTTGGGAATGAGTTTTGGAGGTGGTCTGCCTGCAATCGGGTCTGCTTACGAAGGCGGGTTTTTTGCCGGTCAGATTTCAACGGCGGGTAACGGCATTGCAGACTACAACCTCGTTATTGCGCCTAAGTCGTCGGGTGAAAATTCCAGCAAGCAATGGAAAACGTCAAACACTTCAACGGCGGGAACCTCTTCAGTTATTGATGGGCCTACTAATAGCGCCAATATGAATGATGCTTCGCATCCTGCGGCTCAATTTTGCGAAGGGCTTACGATTGGCACTTTTTCTGATTGGTACATGCCAGCTCAAAACGAGTTAGAAGTGTGCTATTTCAACCTCAAGCCGACTACTACAAGTAACGACACGATACGGTCAGGTACAAACACCAATGCCGTACCTAGCAGGGGTAGTAACTACACGGCGGGGACTCCTGCCCAGACTGCTGCGACTGATTTTCAAACCGGAAATACAGAAGCGTTTGCTTCGAGCTACTACTGGTGTAGTACAGAGACCAGCGCAGTAGGCGCCCGGATACAGCTCTTCGCTAATGGCGATCAGAGCGACGGCTTTAAGGACTCTAGCTTCTATGTTCGCGCCGTTCGCAGAGTGGCAGTATAAGGATAAATTATGAAACATATTGTCATAACCGAAGTAGACGCTAAAACCAAAGTGCCTTGTACGGTTGAACCGCAACGCACAGGGCCATCCATGCCTAAAATTAAAGGGCTTGTGCTTGACTGGGTTGATAAATCAACATGGCCCGTGGAGCTTGATTCAACAGGCAGATACCTTCGTGCGCCTAAGTATTACGGTACTTGTGATAACGATGCCGATTTGACTGTTGCGGGGGTATTGGAAGTCATTACAGAGGTTGAGTGGACGACCCGCAAGCACGACGAGTTTTACGCTAGACAACCTTACCCTTCGTGGGTCTGGAACTCGTTTGACTTTACTTGGTCTAGCCCCGTTCCGTACCCAGAAGGCGCCGACTTTAGCGCTTACAAATGGGATGAAGAAACAACATCTTGGGTTGAGCGAGAAACAGCATGAGCGCAATGCTTCCTCCAGTACCCAAAGTTCAATTTTTTACGGCCAGCGGTGAACCTTTAGTTGGCGGCAAACTCTACACTTATGCTGCAGGCACTACATCGCCTTTGGCAACGTATACAAGCGCTACCGGTAATACGGCCAATGCGAACCCGGTCATTCTCGACTCACGCGGCGAAGCAGATGTTTGGCTCGGGCCGTCTTTGTATAAATGGGTGCTTTATGACGCAAACGACGTGCTTATCTGGTCGGTTGACGGCATTGGCACTACCTTTGCAGCTCAAGCGCCCGTACAGATCGCTACAGGGGGCCAAACAATTTTTACGGTGCCTGAATACGGTTTAGGTGGGTACTTACTTGTAACAGTCAACGGTATTGTGCAAGAATACTTAGAGGACTACACTGAAACGAATACTACGACGATTACTTTTGCAAGCGGTCGAACCGTTGGTGATCGTGTTTTGACCCGAATGTTGTAAACGTACCGGTTCGTTAACCGGGGATTCTAAGGAATCACAGCAATGTCTGAAGAAACACAAGAAGTATCTGAGTTAGCGGAAACACCCGCGCCGGAACAGGCCGCTACGGCTGCGCCTGAGTCTGAAAATATTACGCCGGAAGAAAAGTCAGCAGAATTATCTAAAGTCTTCTCTCAAGAAGAAGTAGATGCTCTGATTGGCAAAAGGTTAGCAAGAGAGCAACGCAAGTGGGAGCGTCAGCAACAAGCGCTCAAAGCACAACAGCCTGCGATGTCTGCGGAACTTCCACCGCCTGAACAATTTCAATCGACTGAGCAGTACGCCGATGCACTGGCGACTCGTAAAGCCGAACAGTTGTTGTTGCAGCGGGAAGAACAAAGACAGCAAGCTGAAATGCTTGAGGCGTATCACGATTTAGAGGAAGAAGCGCGGTCAAAATACGAAGACTTTGAACAAGTTGCGTATAACCCCAGGCTTCCAGTTACAACCGTGATGGCGCAGTCGATTCAAGGTTCTGACATTGGCCCTGAGATAGCTTACTATCTTGGTTCCAATCCGAAAGAAGCGGATCGCATCTCTAAATTGCCAGCAATTTTGCAAGCTAAAGAAATTGGAAAGGTTGAAGCTAAATTAGCTTCTGACCCACCCACCAAAAAAACTTCTAGTGCTCCGGCTCCGATTTCGCCGGTGACATCCCGCAGTGCAGGTGGCCCAGCGTATGACACGACCGATCCCCGGTCGATCAAATCAATGAGCACGTCTGACTGGATTGCTGCGGAGCGTCAACGACAAATCAAAAAGCTGGAGGCGCGAAACATTCGTTAATTTGAAAGGACTTTATTGTGGCAAATACCTTACTAACCATTGACATGATTACAAGAAAGGCTCTTGAGATTCTTGAGAACAACCTTGTAATCACCCGTAACGTAAATCGTCAGTACGACGATTCTTTCGCCGTTGAAGGCGCTAAAATTGGCTCCACACTGCGTATTCGCCTTCCGGATCGCGCTCTTGTGACCGACGGTGCTGCACTTCAGGTTCAAGACGACAACGAGCAGTTCACCACCCTTACAGTTGCTTCCCAGAAGCATATCGGTGTGAACTTCACGTCTGCCGAACTGACCATGCAGCTCGACGACTTTGCCGAGCGTGTGCTTAAGCCCCGTATCAGCCAGTTGGCCGCTTCCATCGACGCCGATGTTGCTAACTCTTATGAGAGCATCTATCAAGCCGTTGGTACTCCCGGCACCACTCCTGGCACGTCGCTGGTTCTTCTTCAGGCCCAGCAGAAGTTGAACGAGGCCGCTGCAACCATGATGCCCCGCTACGCAACGGTTAACCCCGCTGCTAACGCCGGACTGGTTGAAGGCATGAAAGGTCTGTTTAACCCCACCTCCACCATCTCCAGCCAGTTTAAGAACGGCATGATGGGCGAAGGCGTTCTGGGTTACGACGAGATCAACATGTCTCAGTCTGTTAAGCAGTTCACCACCGGCTCCCGTACCAACGGCGCTGTAAACGGTGCTGTTTCAACGCAAGGCGCCGACTCCATTGCCATCGACGGCGTGGGTAACGCGGCCACTATTGAGGCGGGCGACATATTCACAATTGCGGGTGTGTTTGCTGTTAACCCCCAAACCCGTGAGTCCACCGGCTCGTTGCAACAGTTTGTTGTGACTGCCGATGCAACAGCTAACGGTAGTGGTGAAGTAACTGTTGACATTAGTCCTTCGATCTACACCTCGGCTAACGCCTTGGCAACCGTTAACAGCTTCCCCGCTAACGATGCTGTCGTAACCTTCTTGGGTTCGGCCAGCACTGCCTATCCTCAAAACTTGGTCTACCACCGCGATGCCATCACTTTCGCAACGGCTGACCTGCTTCTTCCCCAAGGTGTTGACCTTGCTTCGCGTCAAGTCCATAACGGCATCTCCATGCGCGTTGTTCGTCAGTACGACATCAACAACGACCGTATGCCCTGCCGTATTGACGTGCTGTACGGTTTTGGCGTTATCCGTCCTGAAATGGCTGTTCGCCTCTGGGGCTAAACCCTTAAATGCCTCCGCTTCGGCGGGGGCTTTTTAACTTATTTGGAAAGGAATTATCATGGCACTAGCTTCTGTTGGTGGTGGCTATCAAACAACTGATGGCAATATTAGTGAACTTACCCTTGGCGTTCAGGCAGCCCCTCAAACGGCTACTGCAACCGCTACCCTTACCGTTGCTCAAATTACCGGCGGTCTGCTTGTAGCAAACCCCAGCGCGTCTGCGGCCAGCTACACGTTGCCCACCACGGTTGCTACTGAGGCAGTTGTCACTAACGCCAAAGTAGACAGCACGTTTGAGCTAAACATCGTTAACCTAGGTACTTCCAGTGGCGCGCTTACGATTGTCGCTGGTACGGGTTGGACGCTTGTTGGTTCGGTTACGGTTGCCATTACGTCTTCAGCCCGCTTTTTGGCTCGTAGGACTGGCGCCGGTACTTGGACACTTTATCGCGTTGCTTAACCAAATGCGCCCTTCGGGGCGCGTTTTTGAAAGGATTCTGAAATGCCTAATACCAAACCTATTGGTGTAGCGTATGAAGATCAACTGTTAGACGGCGCTCGGTTTACACCTGAAGTTTCTGCGCTGACTACTCAGTTGACTACAATTACGTCTACGGCCCCTGGCACACCCGATTTTGCAATTCAAAACTTAACTGATTCCACCCCTTTTGGTTTTGCAACCCAAGACGAGGGAAATACGGTTTTGGCCGTTATTGCTAATCTTCAAGCCCGTGTTGCAGAGCTGGAAACAGCTCTTCAAACCTACGGGATGCTTCCTTAATCTATTTTAGGAGCAAAGGGGCTTCTTGCCCCTTCTTAACACTATGGCCGTTATTTACATGCAGCACCCCGATCACGGGTCAAAAGTCGCAATTATGGAACAAGAAGCCGAAGCCGATGAACAAAACGGCTGGGTGCGGTACAATCTTGACACGCCTTCTAGCCATTCAGATGACTTAGTAAGCGCGGCTCCAGTCAACGACTTGGATGTGAAACGCCGACGCAGACGATCTGAATAAGGAGTAAAAAATGTCCACAACGGCTGGCGATCAAATTAACGCGGCGCTTCGCCTGATCGGTCAACTAGCCGAAGGTGAGACGCCATCTGCCGCTACAAGCCAAGACGCGCTTGCAGCACTAAATCAAATGCTTGATTCGTGGAACACGGATCGGCTGTTGGTTTACACGACACAAACGCAGGTTTTTTCTTGGCCTGCTGGGCAAGCAACGCGCACGATTGGCCCGACTGGTGATTTTGTTGGCAACCGGCCTGTTTTTATTGATGACGCAACGTATTTTGATGACCCCGGCACCGGCGTGTCCTACGGCATCAAGCTGATTAACCAGCAGCAATACAACGGCATTGCGCTTAAAAACGTAACGAGCACCTACCCGCAAGTCATGTATGTGAACAACTCGTTTCCTGACATGACAATGACCGTTTACCCCGTACCAACTGCGGTGCTGACTTTTTACATTGTGTCGATTGAAGAGCTGTCTACGCCGGCAACTTTAGCCACTGCTTTAGCCTTTCCCCCAGGTTACTTAAGATGCTTTAAGTACAACTTGGCGATGGAGATTGCTAACGAGTTTGGTGTGGAGCCGTTGCCGCAAGTGCAGCGTATTGCGATGGATTCTCGGCGCAAGTTAAAACGTGTTAACAGCCCCGACAACATTATGGCGTTGCCTTACAGCATTGTTGCAACGCGTCAGCGCTATAACATCTACGCCAACAACTTTTAATGAAAACTCCGATTCTTGGCGGCACCTACGTTGCTCGGTCGGTCAACGCCGCCGACAGTCGGATGGTCAACATTTTTCCAGAAGTTATTCCTGAAGGCGGCAAAGAACCCGCTTTTTTACAACGCGCTCCCGGTCTTAAGCTGTTACGCACAGTTGGAAAAGGCCCAATACGCGGCATGTGGCGCATTGACCAGTTTGGCTACATTGTCTCTGGCACTGAAGTGTTTCGTTTTGACAAAGGCAACAATGTTCAATTTATAGGCAATGTAACCGGCACAGGGCCGGTCAGTATGGCCGACAATGGCTTTCAGTTGTTCATTGCTTGCAATGGGCCTAGCTTTATCTACAACCTTACCAACAGCTCGTTTGTCCAAATTACTGACCCTGATTTTCCTGGCGCAGTAACGGTTGGCTACCTTGACGGGTATTTTGTCTTTAACGAACCTAATAGCCAGCGCATCTGGGTTACGGCGGTGCTTGATGGCGCGTCGATTGATCCATTGGATTTTGCAAGCGCCGAGGCGTCGCCTGACCGCGCGGTGGCGTTGCTAGTTGACCATAAAGAAGTGTGGATTTTTGGTGATAATTCAGTTGAAGTCTGGTACAACTCGGGCGCTGCTGACTACCCTTTAACGCCTATTCAAGGCGCCTTTAACGAACTTGGTTGTGTAGCCCCTTACTCAGTTGCTAAACTCGATAACGGCATTTTTTGGCTGGGCGCCGACGCGCGCGGTCAAGGTATGGTCTACCGAGCCACTGGCTATCAAGCCATTCGCGTTTCGACCCACGCGGTTGAGTGGCACATACAGCGCTACGGCAACTTGTCAAACGCCCTTGCGTACACTTATCAACAAGACGGCCATTCGTTTTATGTGCTGATTTTTCCTGAAGCTAATACGACGTGGGTGTTTGATGTTGCTACCGGCCTGTGGCACGAACGTGCAGGCTGGGTTAACGGCTTGTTTACCCGGCATAGGTCGAACTGCCAGATGTCGTTTAACAACGAGATTGTGGTGGGCGACTTTGAAAACGGCAACATTTACGCGCTCGACTTAGATGTATACCGCGATAACGACACAGTGCAGCGCTGGCTACGGACGTGGCGGGCGTTACCTACTGGTCAAAACAACCTTAAGCGCACTGCCCAACATACGCTTCAGCTCGACGCGGAGTCGGGCGGCGTAGACCCGACAGAGCTAATTAACATTGAAGTTATTGATACCACCACAGGCGAAGATTTTTTACTGACTGAAAACAATGATTTTCTTGTAGCTGAAGAACCCGATCTTAACGACTATTCTTTGTTGCAAGAAGACGGCGATCAAATACTACAAGAGGACGACGACCCGCTGTTATTAGAAGCTAACAACATTCCAACGGTTATTGTCGGAAAACTTGTACTTCAAACAGGCTTGCTTATTGCCGATCAGCTTGACCCGCAGGTTATGTTGCGTTGGTCAGACGACGGCGGTCACACTTGGAGCAACGAGCATTGGCGTTCGATGGGTAAATCAGGCGAATGGGGCTACCGCGTTTTTTGGCGTCGCCTTGGCATGACCGAGAAGCTGCGCGACCGTGTGTACGAAGTGTCCGGTACTGACCCTATAAAGTTAGCCATTATGGGTGCTGAACTTGAAGTAAGCGGGTCTTCATCGTGACTTTTCAAGCAGACAGTCAGATCCCAGCCCCACGGGTTCCTTTAACGGACGAACGTACAGGGTTTGTGTCACGCGAATGGTTTAGATTTTTTAACCTTTTGTATAACGCAACAGGCACTGTTAGCAGGGTTCGTGGCACGGGGTCAACAAATGGCATCAGCCTTACTGGCGATGTCACTACAAGTGGTTTTCTACGCTTGGAAGGCACGTTGCGTGTTACCCCAGAAAGCGGCGGTACAGGGCTAAACGTAGCCCCTGCTGACGGCCAACTGCTGATTGGTAGTGACGGTAACTACTTTCTAAACACCCTGCAGCCGGGGCCGGGGATGCTGGTTACGAACGCTCCCGCCACGATTACGCTTGCCCCCGGCGGTGCGCCGGTTACTAAAACAGCTAATTTCGACCTTGCGGCAGATGAATTTAACGTCATCAACAACAAGACCGGCTCGGCCTGCGTGGTCACGCTGCCTGCGGCCTCGGATTGGGTAGGCCGAACCGTAAACTTTAAGAACACCCAGGCCCAAGCGCTTGACTCCGCGTCAAGTAACGTCGTGCCAATCACAGGGGGCGCGGCAGGTACTGCGATTTTGGGGGCAACTTCAGGCGCTTGGGCCGTCGTGGTGTCCGACGGCACCAACTGGGTCATTATGGCGACAGGCTAATGAGCGAACTCACCGTTACCCAGTCCAGCCGAGAGGTTTCTACGCCAGTAAATGTGCGGCAAAAAATAGAAAACTTGCAGACTGAGCTGTTAAAAATGCCGCAGGCTAATATTCAGACAATTCACACCTTTGCTTTTGGCAAGTATTATCGGACAATAGTAGTACCACCTTGGGTTGTTTTGACTGGTGCGGCGCACAAGACCGACTACAAAGTTAGGCTAGAAAAAGGCAAAATAGCAGTTAATGTGGACGATAAGATAAAAATTTTACAGGCACCATGCAAATTTGACGCGGCGGCAGGTGCTCAACGAGCAGGGCGTGTGTTTGAGGAAGAAGTAGTCTGGACGGACGTTTACGACAACCCAGACGACTGCACGAACATAGAAGTTTTGGAAGACAGATTGTATGTGGTGCCGGAGTGTGGATTAGGGTCAAACCGGCCTCAATTGGCAAACGAAAGTAATCAGGCAAAACAATTTGCCTACGAAGGAGATATATCATGGCTGGATTCGTAGCCGCAGCGATAGTAGGTAGCGCCGTTGTTGGCGGCATAGCCTCAAGTAGCTCAGCCCGCACTCAAGCAGAGGCCGCAGAACGCGCGGCTGAAACTGGGGCAACTGGCGCTGTTCGTGTCGCGGAAATAGAGGCAGAGTCTAACGAAAGAGCCGCCGAGCTTCAAGCTCAAGCCTACCTTGATGCCGCCCGTGAATTAGAGCTAGGCGCGGTAGGCGCGGGGGGCATTGAATTTCCGACATCTCGCGCTCCGGGAACAATTACGCCAGCCGAACTAAACCAATTTAACGAAGCGGTTGCTACCGGGCGTTTTGATGACGCTGCGCGGCTTGCGGCAGCAACAGGTGTTTCTCCCGAAACGGTTACCCAATACATCAATGCAAATTTAACAGGTTTAAATTTACCTGAGCCAGTTACTCAAGCTAACGTAAACGAGCTAATGAGCCGCGCTCAAACCGGCCAATTTAACGACGCAGTTGCTACAGGACGTTTTGACGAGGCTGCGCGAATTGCCATATCAACAGGGGCCACTCCTGAAACAGTTACCCAATACATCAATGCAAATCTAGCAGGTTTAAATTTACCTGAGCCAGTTACCCAAGCTAACGTAAGCGAGCTAATGAGCCGCGCTCAGGTTGAAGGTGGCGGCATAAGAGCAGGGACTGAAATAGAAGCACGGGCAGCAGAACGAGCAGCAGGCGAAGTTGCGGGGGGTGAAACAAGAGCCACCCTTTTACAGCAAAAACGCATGGACGACGCGCTTACCGCGCAGCGAAATTTACTTTCTCCATATAGCACTGCGGGCGCGACCGCTGTAAATCGACTTTCTACTGGTTTGGCTACGGGTGGTGAGTTTGCCAAACCCTTTACTTTGACAAATTTTACCGCCGATCCTGGCTATGCGTTTCGTTTATCTGAAGGCCAAAAAGCGCTTGAGCGACAATCTGCCGCTAGGGGCGGCCTAATGTCAGGCGGCGCGTTAAAGGCGGCAACACGTTTTGGTCAAGAGATGGGGTCGCAAGAATTTCAAAACGCTTTTAATCGCTACTATGCTGAGCGAGGAGCACAACTTGACCCGCTTTTTCAACTTTATTCAGGAGGTTTAGCGGCCTCTGGTGACTTGGCAAGCGCTGAAGGCGCGGCAGGCAGGGTTACGGCAGACTATTTGGGTGCAGGCGAAACCGGCGCGGCCCGCGCAAGAGCGCAAGGCACATTAAGCGCAGGCGCAGCACGAAGCTCAGGTTATTTAGAGGAGCTTGATGCTAGATCAAGAGCTGCAAGAGAGCTTGCGGCTATCCGCGCTTCGGCCTATACCGGCCCTGCTGCGTTTACCGCTGAAGGTATTCGAGGCGCTGGTTCAGCAAGAGCTGGCGGTGTGCGCGAATCGACTGCGGCCACCAGCGCGGGGCTGTTACGCGCAGGCGAAGCCCGCGCTGCCGGTACAATGGGCATAGCTAACGCGTTGAGTGGAGGGTTAAACACTGGGCTAAACTACTATCAAAATCAGCAACTTTTGAATAGGTTGGCACCTTCACCAACATCAAGCATAAACATAACGTCAAACCCAACTATGGGTAATTTTCCGAGCTTAAATCGTTTCGGCTAAAGGATTGATATGAGCGCAATAAATCAAATGATCGCACGGGGCGTTGACCCAATACAGGTTCAATCCCCCGTTAATCAGTTGGCGCAGATCGAACAGATTCGTAGCGCTCAACAAACAAACATGTTGCGTCAAGAGCAGATGGCCGCGCTTCAAAGAGAGCGAGAGCAATTCCAAACGCTCAATCGCCTTTACGGGGAAGCGTACAACCCCACTACCGGGCGAGTCGATGAAACTAAACTTTATAGCGGGCTAGCTCAAGGCGGTCTTGGGTCACAAATACCTGGGTTGCAGAAAGCAGAGCTTGAGCGAGAAAAAACAAGATTTGCAACGTCAAAAGAACAATCAGAAGCCATACTCAAGCGCCTTGACGTTAAGAGAACCCAACTTGACGGCGTTAGCACACCCGACGCATACGTTAACTGGGCGCTGTCAAGTTTTGATGACCCTCTGCTTGGGCCAACGCTACGAGAAATTGGGTCAACACCTGAAAAAGTTATGGAGCGAATAAATCAAGCAGCGCAACAGCCTAACGCACTGCAAAATTTGATTGAAGAATCAAAGCTAGGTTCCGATAAATTTGCCCAGCTCGTAAAAGACAGGGCCGGTCAACAAATTACCGTGCGCGGTCAAAACCTTCAAGCAGGCACTACAAGGCGAGGTCAAGACATTCAAGCCGAAACATCGCGGCGCGCTCAGGACATTACCGACCGTCGTGAGCGTGATCTTGCTCTCGCTGAAAATCAAGCCGCAGCTAAGGCTCGCGGCAAAGTGATAGCTGAAAACAAAGTGGAAGCCGAACGTGCGTTGCCGGGTGCGATAGCAACTGCCGAACAGACGCTTACGCTGATCGACGAAATGATTGGCGATGCTAAGGTAAACCCCAAGACCAACAAAATTGAAATTCCAAGAAGCGGGCGCCGCCCTGCGCCAGGATTTACAGATTACGTCGGTGCTGGTGTTCCCGGTATGCGATTTTTGGAAGGTTCAGACGCAGCATCATACGAACGCCGGCAGTTGCAGATCGAAGGTAAGACCTTCTTGGAAGCGTTTGAGTCTTTGCGTGGCGGCGGTGCGATTACCGAGGTTGAAGGCGCCAAAGGTCAACAGGCCATTAGTCGCATGAACAAGGCGCAGAACGAAGTCGAGTATGTTAAGGCAGCGCGTGAACTGCAAGAAGTGGTGCGTAAGGGTGTTGAACGCGCCCGAACTAAAGCCGGCGTTGCACCCGGTGGTGGTGGAACCGCTGGCAGTGCATCTAACCCTAGATTATTGTCGGATGATGAACTTCGTCGCCAGTTAGGACTGTAAATGGCAAACCTTGACCTGTACTTAGAAGCCGAACGGCGCGGGATTTTACCGCCGGACAAGGCGGCGCTTCTTAACGAGGCGCGGTCACGCGGTCTAGTACCCGGCGCACCCGGTATGCCGCAAGACCAAATGCCTGAACCGCGCATGACCACAGGCCAACAGGTTTTGCAGTTTGCTCGACCCACGATTGAAGCGTTAGGCACCGCAGGTGGCGCTGCCCTTGGCGCCCCGCTTGGCCCCGCAGGTATTGTTGGGGGTGCAGGGCTAGGTTACGGCATGACGCAAGAAGGCTTGCGTCTGTTAGAAGAACAGCTTGGTTATCGTGAGCCTCGCACGGGCGCGGCGCTTGCTACTCAACCTGTGCGCGACATACTTGAAGGTGCCACGTTTGAGGCCGGTGGCCGCGCAATTGTTGGCCCTGTTTTAGAGGCCGCAGGTCGCGGTGGCTCTCAGCTTCTCGGCACCATCGCCGACATGCGCCAGATTCCACAACAAAAGGCCGCTGCCGCTGCCCGTGAGGCGATAGTTGGCCGTGTTGCGCCTGGGGCTGCGGGGCAAGCGCAAATGGCGGCTGAAGTAGCCGCTGCCCGTCAGGCATTACAAGCCCAGCCGGATCTGTTGCCCGGTCAAGCCTTGGCCGCTGCCGGTCAGGTGCGCCCCACGGCGCAGGCGCTTTTACAACGTACAGGTGCTCAGGCGCCTGAGCGCACAATGAACATGTTAAACGCGCAAGACGCCGAGCGACTGAACCAGCTTGCCGTGCTTGCCGGTGGCACAGATCAAACCGCCGCCCGTGCGGCCCGTGAAGAGTCGCGTGAAATACTAAACGAGTTAATGATCCCTCAACTAAAGATTGAGTTGGGCGCGGCTAACATTGCAGGTCAACAGTTGCCACGTTTGCAAGGCCAAGCAACGCAGTTTGGCGATGTTGCAGCCCAAAAAGTTGAGGATGTGCGGCGCTTTACTGCGGCAGGCGAACGCGCCCGTGGGGCTGAGGTTACGCCGGTGCCGGGTATGCCTCGCGTGTCGTCTCAAATTACTTACTTTGATGACTTAGCGCAAGCCGCAGATGAAATGGCTGACCAAGCGGCACGGGGGTCAATTGTCTTTGGTGATGCTAGCCGGTTTGCACAAGCCGCAGCCAACAGCCTTGAGGCTCACGGTCTAAAGCCCTTGCAAGCTCAGCAGGTCATTAGCAAGATCGACGACCGACTGCGTGACGTGACCACGGCCCCAGGCAATAAGCCCTTGCGAGACATCATGAACCAAGTCAAGCAAGACATTCTTCAATGGACGGACAACAACGGCGTCATCGACGCATGGGCGTTAGAAAACATTCGTAAGAACGCGCTTTCGTCTTACATCATTACGGTGCCTGCGGGCGCCGAAGCGGCTGAAAAAGTTGCCAAGCAGGCCGCTGGCCGTGTGAAAGACATCGTGGCCGATGCGATTGAAGACGCAGGCGGCACAGGCTACCGCGCCTATCTTGACGCCTACTCCAAAGGCGCACAGAGAATTTCGCAGACCGAGCTGGGCGCCCAAGCGTTGCGCTTGTACGAGTCGGCGCCCCGCACGTTTATTAAGGTTATCGAAGGCAACGACCCTAAGCTGATCGAGCGCATCTTTGGCCCTGGCAGTTACGACGTGGCAAAAGAAATGAGCCAAGAGGCAATGGGCCGTTTAAAGGGCATCGCAGGTGAAGTCAAGCGCGACCGCGAGATGGCGACGCAGGCCAAGGCCGGTCAAGAGCGCATGGTCGAACTGATGAAAGACTACGGTGTAGACCTGCAACTGCCCAACGTGTTTAGCATCGTCGCCACCACAGGTAATGCTATTTTGTCGGGCCTGTCCAAACGCATCAATAAGCGTTCCTACGAAAGACTAATTGAGGCGTCTAAAGACGCTAAGAGTTTTGACGAGCTGTTAGGCACCCTGCCTGCAAGTGAGCGCAGCAAAGTGTTGCAGTTTCTACGCGACCCCTCTCAGTTTGCACCTGCGCTTGGCGAGGCTAAACGTGCTGTAACGCCGGTTGCTGGCGCTGCAGGCGTTGGTATGACAGCGCCTATGCGCCAACCTGAGTACACCAACATGCTGGCGCCTGAGCCTGCTCAGAATATGCTAATGGCGCCGTAAATGGATGAACAAGTTCTTTTTAACTGGATTGTGGGTGTCGCTGGGGTTCTCGGCGGCTGGACGTTAAAAGTGATCTGGGATTCGCTTATGGAACTGCGCCGCGACATTAAAACGATGGACACTAAAATGCACGACGATTTTGTGCGCCGCGACGATTTTAAAGATGCTGTAAGAGAAATCAAGGAAGATATGCGGTCAGGCTTTAGCACCGTAGACGCCACACTAAGATTGCTTTTCAAAAAACTTGATGACAAAGAGAACCGCTAATTGGCGCAACTTTTTAGAAATGACAATTTTTAATGGATCCAATTACCCTTCTTGCCGCCGCTTCGGCGGTATGGTCTGGCATCAAGAAAGCCTCCGAGTTCGCTCAGGAGGCCGAAAGCATTTGGAGCCAGCTTTCTAAATACGTCGGTTACGCCGATCAGCTTGAACAGCATATTACTGATGCTAAGAACAAGCCACAAAAACCCAAGTTGTTCGGTAATTTAGATTTTGGCAGTGATACGCAAGAAGCCTTTAACGCTTTTGAGGCAGAGCATAAGTTGATGTCCATAGAAAAGGAAATCCGTCACGAATTTTTGTATGGTGCTTTTTGCAACCTTGAAGGTGGATACGGAAGCCTGGACGGGTATCGCAAGTTTTTAGAGATGCGCCGCAAGATCAGGGCAGAGCGTATTCGCATGAAGCAAGAGCAAGAAATGATGCAAAAGAAGTTCTGGGACGACATGTTTCTTTATGGTGGCAGTTCAACCGTAGTGGTGGTTGGGTGCCTGCTTCTGTACATGGCAGTTGACTTTATTGTTAGGTACGCAAAATGATTCCCTTAGCCGCAATTCTTTCGATTGGTGAGAAAGTCCTCGACAAAGTTCTCCCAGACCCAGAGGCCAAGGCCAAAGCGCAGGCCAGTCTTATGGAGATGGCGCAGCGGGGTGAGCTTGCTCAGTTAGAAGCCCAGGTCAAAGAGATGCAGTCTGCCCGTGATCGAGAGGTTCAGATTGCGACCAGCGAGTTTGCTCCAATGCTGAGCAAGATCGTTACCCCTTTGCTTGCGCTTGGTACGGTAGGGTTAACCTTTATTCTGTTCGGGGTCATAATCTTTGTGGATGTGGACGCCGATTCCAAGGACATCTTGATCTATGTACTGGGCGCGCTGACTTCTGCGGTCACGATGGTGTTGGGCTACTATTTTGGGTCAAGTGCTGGCAGCAAGGAAAAGAGCGCCCAGCTTGATGACATCATGGAAAAGAAAAAGTGAACCTGACCCAAAACTTCACCTTGTCTGAAATGACCAAATCGGAAACGGCCCTGCGCTTTGGCATGGCAAACGACCCCAGCAAAACCGAAATCGAGAACATGCGCCTGCTGTGCGAGAACGTGCTTCAAAAGGTGCGTAACTATTACGGCATGGGCGTCAAGGTCAATAGCGGGTTTAGGCACCCTCTTGTCAACGCCAAGGTCGGCGGGTCTACCACGTCCGATCACTGCAAGGGCATGGCCGCTGACATCGAAATCCCCAGTATTGCCAACGCCGACTTGGCCCAGTGGATTGTAGACAACTGCGAGTTCCGGCAAGTAATTTTAGAATTTTATACGCCGGGTGTTCCTGATTCCGGCTGGGTACACGTTAGCTACAACCCTGCTGACAACAAAAAGCAGGTGCTCACGGCGTATAAAAAAGACGGCAAGACAGTCTACGAGCCTGGGCTGATCGCCTGATCGCGCATCAACTGGCGGTACGCCGCAATTGCAACCTTGAGATCAGCCTTTAGCTGGTCGATCTCTGCTTCCCTTTCCAACAGCGCAATACGGCTTTCCTCTGCAAACTGCACCAGCGTTTGTTTATCCCACGAATAAAAGTCGCTCATTGCTTGATCTCGTAAAAAAGACGTTCGTTAAATTTGCACATTGCTTTTTGTGTAACCGCGCTCAGCAAACCCTACTTCTTCAATAAGAATCTTAATCCGCGCGTTGGCGTCGGTCAGACTCTTTTTCAATTGCTCATTTTCACGTTTTAACGTGTCAAGGCGATCTTGCATCGCCAGCCACTCAGCGGCGTTAATCATAATCTGATTCATACGATCTCCATTAAGTAGGGCGCCGGGTCACGGTGAGGATCGGAGGGATTACCGCCCCGGCTGCGGGTGTTGTTTGGCAACGTCAACCACGACACCGCCCGCTGGTCGCCCTTTATTGTTTGCGATTCCATAGCTCAAGGCAAGTCATTTCTAGGTCTGCCGATATAGGGTTAGTGCGTAACGCGTCGGTGCGGCCCGTGTTGTAGGCGTCGATCACGTCCTTCGGAATAAGCGACGAGGTATCGACCTGCGAATCAAACAAACGGCCTGCGGCCACAGACGTAAGCAACGCAAACACGCCGCCAATCATAATGCCGCGCCAGAAGGCGCTCTTTTCAGTTGACATAATCACAACTCCTTTGCTTGGGCTAAAATTTCCATGCGCTCCCGGTTTGCGCGTACCACTGTAAAACGCTGGTGCAATCGGTTAAGAATCGAGCTGCGCTTGCGGTTCTTCAGCTCGTCGATGATGAACTGCTTTAGTTCGTCCTCGCTGAAGCTCGTTATGTTTTCGTTCAAGTTTCTCCAATTCAGTATCAATTTTATTCTCCAGTTCGTTGACAAGTTTAATGGCGCGTTCGTAAGCGCGTTGCACGGAATTGTATTGGCGCCGTTTTAACCGCCGGTCAAGCAATGCGGCCTTCTTTTTAACCCGCAAGTTCTTCAGTCGCACACTTATCTGCATCTTTTAGTTCCTCTAGTGCAATGTCTGACACGCTACGCTTATCGTTCAGCGCAGCCCATACGCGCTCGTCCACCGTGTTGCGCGAGATCAACAAGTAACACCACACGTCATGGCGCTGACCGCTGCGGTGCAGGCGCCCAACCGTCTGCTCAAACAACTCCAACGACCAAGGCAACGACACCCAGATCATGCGGTTGCCGCCGTGCTGTAGGTTCAGGCCGTGGCCTGCGCTCTTAGGGTGGATCAACAACATCTCGATCTCACCCCTGTTCCAACGCTCGATGGCGCCAATGTGGTCAAGCGTCTCGGCCTTCGGGTAACGGCGCATCAGCTCATGCAGCTCTTCTTGATAGTTGTAGACGATTAAGGTGTTGGCGTGTTGGTTTTCTTCAATGATCTCGTCGAGCAAATCAAACTTGTGATCGGAGAACCACACGGGCTTACGCTCGATGATGTACTCACCTGGGTGATGCGGGTGCGGCCTTGACGTGGTGTCGTAGACCCAGCCGCCTGCCATCTGTTGCAACTTGCTCGTAAGCACAGCAGCGTTCGCGGCCACGGCCTGTGCGTTAGGGAACTCCACCATCAGGTCGCGCTTCATCTTTTCATACGGGTCGCGGTCAGGCAAGTCGCAACGCATCTCAATCGTGTGCAGCGGCGGCAAGGTGTCGGTGTAGTCGCCTGCGTCAAGCACGAACGTCGCTGGCTTGATACGGGCCATGACCTGCTCCAGCGCCCCAGGCGCGGGCGTCCACTGACCGAAGTCGCGGTTCAAACAAATGAAGTATTGCTGTAAGAAGGCGCCTTTGCTACGGCCAAGCAAGCCCTGATCGACGATCTTGCACTGGCCGAACGTGTCCTCTAGCCCGTTGCTTGTAAACGAGCCGGTCAAGCCCCAGCGTATTCGCATGGACGCGATGACCTTATCGAGCGCCTTGAAGCGCTTGCCCGACGGGTTTTTGAGTTTGGTCAGCTCATCGAACACAACAGCGTCAAAACTCAACGGTTGTTCACACAACCATTGCAGGTTGTCGTAGTTCGTCACGACCACGCGGGCGTAACTGTGCAACGCCTTCGACCGGGCCGCAGCCGTGCCAACGGCCACAGCCACCGGCATCTGCGGCGTCCACTTCTCGGCCTCGACCGGCCACACGTCCGTGCAGACGCGCTTAGGCGCTAGTACAAGGAAGCGTTGGGCATGGCCCTGCACTAACATCTCAAACATGGCCGTGAGCGTGAGCGCGGTCTTGCCTGCACCCACGGGTGCGAGGATCAGGGCGCGGTCGTGTTCAAACAGAAAGTCAGCCGCGTTGTCTTGGTAGGGTCGCAGCTTCACTGATTGCTCTCCGTTTCTGTTTCTAAACTTACATCGTCAGCAGGCATCTCGACAGTCCACAGTTTGAAACCACAGTTCTTACAAACTCTGCGCCGCTTAGTCCATCGAGGGTTCTCTTCAATAATTCTAGTTTCCGCAACCTCAGTTTTTGTTTGGCAGTCTGGACATTTCATAGCCGCACACCCATAACTGTGTTGCCCGTGTATCGCATCCAAGCAGGGTCAAACGCTAAGGGTTTGCCTGTGGCTACAAAGGTGCAGCCCCAGTTATGCCCGCCGGCGTGAGGGTCTTGAATCTTCTCTAACTGGTCTAAACGCTGCAACAACCGCAGATGATTGTAGATCGCGGATAAAGTGATGCCAAGATGATCTGCAATCTGCTTTGACGTTTTTGGTTGCTGACAAACCGCCAGCACTTTTTCGTGCGTCTTACTTAATTTTTTAGGAAATCTAGTCGGCGCTTCTTTGTAGCCACAATTTGGGCATGTAATCATTTCATCTCCTTTTTAGGCACCGCATGGGCGGCGATCCATTGGTCAACGTCTTCCTTACTCCACAGCACCGTGTAGTTCTGGCACAGTGTTCTCATCTCGGCGGCGAACCTTTGTTGCAGTGCAGATAACTTGCCGCCTTCCTTCTTCAGCTCCACGAACCATGTCGTGCCGTCCGGCCAGCACACGATACGGTCAGCCACGCCACGGTTTGCGGGTGAGGTAAACTTATAAGCCTTGCCGCCAAACAACTCGACGGCCCAGACCAGATGTTTCTCTATATCTTTTTCTAGCATGGTGTAACAATAAACCATAAAAAACTATTTGACAAGTGAAAAACATTTGATCTACACTACAGTCTCAGTCAACTAAAGGAGAGTCCACTATGTCACACAGCACCATCGTCGGCGGTAGCACCGCCTCCCGCGTCATCAACTGCCCAGGCAGCGTTGCGCTTGTCGCACAGATGCCGCCCCGCCCGTCAAGCTCTTACGCTGACGAAGGCACATTGCTTCACGAAATCATGGCCGAGCTACTTAATAATGGCTTTGCAAAACCTGATGACTTCTTAGGGCATCGTTACGAAGACATTGAACTCACGCAAGACATGATCGACGAGAAGGTGCGGCCTGCTATGCGCCTGCTCGATCAAGTCGATCCTGAGCAGATGATGGACATGTACGTTGAGTTTAAGGTTGGCTTCGGCGATGTGCTTCCCGGCGTGTTCGGGTCGTGCGATGTCATCGGGCGCTTGAAAGACACGGCCTACATCATCGACTGGAAGTTCGGCGACGGCGTTGCCGTAAGCGCAGAAGAAAACAAACAGCTTATGTTTTACGCGGCTGCGGCGATGCGTACCGAAGGGCCGTCAAAGATGTTTGCTGGCGCCAAAGAGATTGAGCTAATCATTATCCAACCACCCGCCATCCGACGCTGGAAGACGACGTTTGAGCGCATCAAAGAGTTTGAGGTCGAGCTTGTTCGTGCCGTCAAGACCGCGCAAGAACCTGACGCACCGCTGTCGCATGGCGACCATTGCCGCTGGTGTGCGGCGAAGCCCATCTGCCCGCGCATGACAGGCGAAGTAGACCGTGCGCTCAAGACGCAACTGCAAAACATTAACGTAGACGCCATCGGTGGCCTGCTCAACAACGCTGACCTGCTTGAAGGCTGGATCAAAGACTTACGCGCACTGGCGTTTGAGTTGCTCGACCAAGACGTGAAAGTGCCTGGGTACAAACTTGTAGCCAAACGTGCGACGCGTCAGTGGACTGACGACAAGGGTGCTGTAAAATTCTTAAAAGACAACGGCGTGGAGCCGTTTGAACCAAAATTAAAAACTCCCGCAGCAGCAGAAAAGGAGTTGAAAAAGAGCAAGGTGGCATTGCCTAGCGATCTGATCGTGGCAGTGTCGTCAGGCAGCACGTTAGCGCCGGAAGATGATCCCCGGCCTGCCGTGCTTAACATCGGGAAGCAGTTAACTGCGGCCCTTTCTAAACTTCAATAAGGAAATAGTCATGTCAAATCTCGTAACTTTTAGTCAAGCAAACCTTCCTTCAGTCCAGTCACTCTCCACTGCCCTACGGTCATTAGAGAAAGACGTTGCACCGGCTGGCGTCGTCATCATCAAGATGGATAAAACCGGCCATTGGGTCTTTGGTGCCGATCAAACCGAGGTGGAAGACGAGGCAACATGGGCCGTCAACCCGTTCTCTTTCGTTCATGGCTTTATCGCCTGGGGCGACGGTGAAGTGCTCGGTGAAAAGATGGTGCCTGTATCACAACCGCTGCCTGAGTTAGACGCTGCACCACCCAACGCCAAGAAGGGTTGGGAGACGCAGGTGGGCCTGTCGATGAAGTGCATCAGCGGCGAGGACAAGGATATGGAAGTGCGCTACACCACCACGTCGGTCGGCGGCAAACGCGGCGTTCAGACGCTTGCTGTTGCTATTGCCGAGCAGGTTGAGAAGGATCAAGGTAAACCCGTACCCGTGGTGCGCTTGAAGAAAGACCACTACTCGCACAAGAGCTACGGCAAGATTTTTACGCCGGTGTTTGAGATTGTCGAGTGGGTCAGCATGAGTGGTGATACGGAAGACGCGCCTGCAATAAAAGCCCCTGCGGAAGCTGAGGTTGAGGCACCCCGTCGCCGTCGCCGTTCGGCTTAGCATTAAACCCCGGGGGTGGTTAGGCAGACAGTCGAGGATGTTGCAAGCAAGTGTTTTTTCTGCCTTCGCACTTGCGTGTAGTAGCGGCCAAATCGACGCCCCCGCCCACTTGGGCCTGAAATGAAAATATTAAACTTGTACGCCGGTATTGGCGGCAATAGGCGCCGGTGGAACGGCCATGAAGTAACGGCTGTTGAGTACGACCCGGCCATCGTCGATGTTTATAAAGCGCTCTACCCCAACGATACTGTCGTGGTAGGCGACGCAGTTGCTTATTTAGAATCCAATTACGCGGCCTTTGACTTTATTTGGTCAAGCCCGCCATGCCCTTCACATGGTCAGTACCGTCACAACGTCGGCGTCATCGGTAAAGGTTTTGCGCCGATCATGCCTGACATGACGCTGTACGCGCAGATTGTTTTTTTGCGGCACTACGCTAAAGGTAAGTGGGTTGTCGAAAACGTCAAGCCCTACTACACGCCGCTAGTGCCAGCTACGTTTGAGTTGCAACGCCATTTGTTTTGGGCTAACTTTAACGCCCCCCCCCTCAAGTTCGGCAAGTCCGACATTCGGCACAAAAACAAAATATCAGACTTCGACGGGTATGAGATCGTGGCCGCAAGTAAGATAAAAAACAAGCGTCAAGCGCTACGCAATTGCGTCGAGGCCGAAGTGGGCGAATATATTTTACGGTGCGCGAATGACAATTCTTTGGGTTGACTTTGAGACGCGTAGCCGGTGCGACTTACCGGCGCAAGGCGTTTATAACTACGCAATGGACGGCAGCACCGACGTGCTCTGCATGTCGTGGGCGTTCGATGATGATGAGGTACAGACATGGACGCCGGGGCAAGACTTCCCGGTTGAGGTCGAGATGCACCGTGGGCAGATCAGGGCGCACAACGCCGCCTTTGAGCGTCTGATTTTTAAATATGTGTTAGAGCAAGACTTCGCCTTGGAACAGTTTTACTGCACCGCAGCGCAGGCTCGGGCTAACTGTGCGCCTGGGTCGCTTGAGGACGTTGGCCGGTTTGCCAGCGCCAACATGAAAAAAGATTACCGAGGGGCGCAACTGATTCGCCTCTTATCTATACCGCAGGCCGACGGCAAGTTCCGCAACGACCCTGAGTTAATGGCTGAGATGATCCGCTATTGCGAACAAGACGTTCGCGCCATGCGGGCGGTGTCACGCGCCATGCGCGACCTGACAGGTGATGAGCTGCACGATTACCAAGTTAACGAGCGCATCAACGACCGTGGCGTGTTGCTCGACCTTGACCTAGCCAAAGCTGCAATACGCTACGCCGAGGCTGAGCTGGACGAGATTGAGACGCTGGTGGACGAAGTGACCGAAGGCGCGATCAAGTCGGTGCGCTCACCGCGTATGCGGGAGTGGGTGCTGGAGCGTGTCGGGCCGCAGGCGTTGACGCTCATGGAGCGTTATGAAGATGGCGAGAAGAAGTACAGCATCGACAAGACCGTGCGGGCAAACCTGTTGATCTTGGCCGAAGAAAACCCTGATGAGGTGCCGAGTAACGTGGCCGACGTGATCCAGTGCGCCGACGACCTGTGGGCCTCAAGCGTGGCAAAGTTCAAGCGTTTGTCGGAGCTGGCTGACATTGAAGACCACCGTGTGCGTGGCGCGTTCGTGTTCGCAGGCGGCAGCGCTACAGGACGGGCGTCGAGCTACGGCGCCCAGGTGCATAACTTCACTCGCAAGTGTGCTAAAGATCCTGACGCAGTGCGGCAGGCGATGGTGCGCGGCCACAAGGTCGTGCCTGCCTACGGCAAGCGGGTCACGGACGTGCTCAAGGGTATGCTCCGACCTGCGCTGGTGCCTGCGCCTGGGCATGTCTTCATTGTAGCCGACTGGGCTGCTATCGAGGCGCGGATGACGCCGTGGTTGTCAGCCCAGCCGCAGGCCGAGCAGGTGCTTGACGTGTTTCGCGAAGGCAAGGACATCTACGTTAACGAAGCCGCCAAAATTTTTCATTGTCAACAGTCCGATGTGAGTGCTGACCAACGTCAGATCGGCAAGGTCGCCATTCTCTCGCTTGGTTACGCCGGTGGCCCTGGCGCGTTTGCATCAATGGGCCGCAACTACGGCATCTTGCTGCCTGAGTCGGACGTGCGCCGCACGGTGGACAACTGGCGCCGTGCGAACCAGTGGGCCGTGCAGTATTGGCAACAATTAGAGAGCGCCTACACGCGGGCCATGCGACACAAGGGCCATGAGTTTACCGCAGGCCGTGTGGCGTACATGTTCGACGGTGAGCACTTATGGTATGTACTACCAAGTGGTCGGGTACTGCGTTATCCCTATGCAACATTGGATAGTGATGGTGTAAGCTATGCAAAGGCGGCGTGGAAGCCTGCTGCCGATGCTAAAGAATGGCCCCGCGCCCGACTGTGGAAGGGGCTTGCCGCCGAGAACATCACACAAGCCGCCGCCAATGACATTTTGCGCCATTGTCTCCGTGAAATCCCCAACGTCGTTTTGCATGTCCACGATGAGATCGTCGCTGAGTGTCCTACGCTGGACGCCGAGCAGCGCATAGCCCAGATGGAAACAGTAATGTGTACGCCCCCGGCGTGGGCTGAAGGTCTGCCCCTCGCTGTGGAAATTAAAACAATGGAGAGGTATGGGAAATGAACCAAATTCAATTTATAGATTTCTTAACCAAACTTGCGCCCGAGGGTGAGACAGCGTTGCTTGTGCGACAAAAGCCGCAATTGCGCGGTGGTGAGCTGCAATTCCACGCCGACGGCGCGATCAAATGCACATGGCCTGCCATGCTGCCTGCGGCCAAGATCAAGCCCGACTGGGCAATCTACGGCAACACGGCGTCGTTTATTGTGGATCGCTTTGAAGAGGGCCACGTTTCTGCGTCTGCCGCCAATTGCGAGTACGTTCTGGTCATGGTGCTTGACGACGTGGGCAGTAACAAAGCGCCTAACACGCCCGCCCTGACCCCGACGTGGAAGATCGAGACATCGCCTGACTCGTTTCAATGGGGCTATGTCTTTAGTGAGCAACCCTCAAAGGCCGAGTTCAGCGCGGCGATTAAGGCTATCTCTGCCGCAGGCTACACCGACCCAGGCGCCTGCAATGCTGTACGCAACTTCCGCATCCCCGGCTCGATCAACTTGAAGCCAAACAAAAATCAATTTGCTGCCGTGCTCACCGAGATTAACCCTGACTTGGAATACACGCTTGCCGAAATCTGCGAGGCGCTCGGTGTCGTGCCGGGTGAGGCTGAAGGCGACGGGCCGAAGCCCATTCGCATTGCTGACAATGGCGGCGATGACGTTTTTGCGTGGCTTAGTGAGCAGGGCATGGTGCTGTCGAAACCTAACCCTGAAGGCTGGGCCGGTATCTTCTGCCCTAACGCGCAGTCGCACACCGACGGCAACCCCGAGGGGCGTTACATGCCCGCGACGCGCTCGTATTGTTGCCTGCACGGTCATTGCGTCGAGTTCGACACCAAGGCGTTTTTGGCCTGGGTCGCTGAAAACGGTGGCCCTGCCCACGACGGCGGCCTGCGCGATGACCTGCTGGCCTCTGCAATGGAAGCCGCGCTTGCTAAGTTAGAACCGTCCGACATGTTCACCGACGACGCGCAGAAGATTATTGATGAGGTCGAGCAGCGTGAGCTGGGCCGCATCGAGAAGTCGCAGTGGTATGAACGGTTCGCCTACGTTGCAGACGACGACGCCTACTTCGACATACAGACCCGCCGTGAGGTCAGTCGCGGCACGTTTAATGCCCTGTTCCGTCACATTACCTGCCGGTCGATCCACACGGGTCGCCGTGTCGAGGCGTCGGTCGGGTTCGATGAGAACCGTCAAACGTCGGGCGGTAAGGTGCTGGTCGGTGTTACTTACGCCGCAGGCGACACGGTGCTGGTTACGCAAAACGGCGACATATTCGGCAACCGATGGTGCAACGCTCGGCCCCAGTTCGACCCTGTTAAGACGCCCATTGACCCTTGGCTCGACCATTGCAAGACGCTGGTGCCAGAAGACGCCGAGCGTGAGCACCTGCTTGACATGATGGCCTACAAGCTCCAGCACCCCGAGGTTAAGATCAACCACGCCGTACTGCACGGTGGCGATCAGGGCTGCGGTAAAGACACGCTCTGGGCGCCCTTTATCTGGTCAATTTGCGGCCCTGCTCTTAAGAATCGAGGTCTTATCGACAACGACGGCCTGTCGTCGCAGTGGGGCTACCAGCTTGAGGCCGAGGTTTTGATTCTGAACGAGCTGAAAGAACCCGAGGCGCGAGAGCGCCGCGCCCTGGCAAATAAACTCAAGCCCATTATCGCCTGCCCGCCTGAGACGCTCATCATCAACCGCAAGGGCTTGCACCCGTACCAGATGGTCAACCGATTGTTCGTTCTGGCGTTCAGCAACGACCCCGTGCCGATCTCAATTGATAGTCAAGACCGCCGCTGGTTCTGCGTCTGGTCAACCGCGCCGCGCATGGAGCCTACTGCCGCTATGTCGCTCTGGCGCTGGTACAAGGCGGGCGGGTTTGAGGCCATCGCGTCCTGGCTGTACGCCCGCAACGTGTCGGCGTTCAACCCTGCTGCCGCGCCCCCGTGGACGGAGTTTAAGTACAACCTGATCGAGCAGGGCATGTCGACTGCCGAGTCGTATTTGGTCGAGCTGATGCGTGAGCGTCGCAGTGAGTTTGCCAAGGGCGTAATCGGTTCACCGTTCCACGCGCTCTGCGACCGTCTCGCAGGCGCCGCGCCCTCGGGCGTCAAGGTGCCGCAGGCCGCGCTACTTCACGCCATCAAAGAGGCGGGCTGGGTTGACTTGGGCCGCATTGCCTCGGGCGACTACCCGAGCAAGAAGCGCCTGTATTGTGCGCCTGAGATGGTCGAGAAGGTGAGCAAGTCGGAGATGCGGCGCATGGTCGAGGAGGCCAACGCCCCGCGCCTGTCGTCTGTCAAATAAAATTTAATTTCTAACCCTACCCGCCAGAATCGAACCTTAATTGATGGCCCTACTGACCAGACTTAAGGTTCAATTTCTGGCCCTACTCGCCAAAGTTAGACCCACTGACCGACTACCGGTTTATCGGCTGGAAGGACTACTAACCGACTATCGGCTTATCGGTCATCAAAGGGCTATCGGGCGGGCGGTAGCCCGTAGACGTTCACGGGCGCGATTTAGGCGCGGGTTATGGTTAAAGGGTTGAGGGTTGAGGGTTGAGGGTTGAGGGTTGAGGGTTGAGGGCTGAGGGTCTAATAAAGCCTTGGCGGGCTTTGCGCTTTGCCTGAATGGTTACCTATACACTTGCAAAACAATCCCTTACACGGGCTTTTGAGGGGCATAAAAAAAGCCCCTAGGGGTTAGCTAGGGGCTAAGACGTGTGAACGTCGGAGGGTAGAGAAGTTACAACCTTAACACAATAAAAAGGGCAGCCAGTACGCCCGCAACAATTAAGCCTATCAGCATACGCGCACCTCAATCACGTCATCTTCAACCGCAAAATCGGGGGCGGGGTTATCGGATAGAGGGCCAAAAAGCCCCTCAAGGTACTCATAAAGGCTTTGGTTTCCGTTTAGGTTGTTTCTTTGATAGTACTGGCTTACATAATCGCGCGTAGACGTTTGACCCGCATAAAAGACGGGAAAAAAGCGCTTTTCAACCTTGGCCCGTTTGGTTGCGCTTTTGGGCTTCTTTAATTGTTTTATGAAATCGTCTAGGTTGCGGTTGTCTGCGATTGTGTAGTGCCCGCGCTCGGTTTTAATGGTTCGCATGGTTTTGAATCCTTTTCATAAATTGAGTGCAAGCAAGGGAAACGTGCAAAGGTCTATACCAATGGTTTCCGCGTTTTTTACCTTGCTCAAAGGTGCCTGATAGGTTGATAGGCTCGCAACAATCCCATTTGCCTGTAAAGGTTCGCAGCGCGGATACCGACGCCATGTAATTGCAAACCGCGTTTTCATGCGCCAATGGGGAAACCTTGCGCGATAATCGGTAAACCCTACGGATAGACCTAAATTGGGCTCTAACGTCTTTTTGCATGGCCTAACCCCCCAAAAGTGTTAGAAGAATCATAAGAAGCCAAAGCCCCCCGTAAAAGGCTACGGCTGAGACTGCGAAAAGAAGCCAGTAAGACAACCCGTGGCCTTTATCAAGAATCGCGTCTAGTCTTTTCATCGTGCGCCCCCTTGATACGCGTCAAATGCGTCTGAAATCAGCCAAGCCCCTATATCGCGGGGGCTAACCCCCCGATCTAATTCTTCTTGAATGTACGCGGCAACGTATTGCGCCAATTCCAATTTCAGCGCGTCATTGGATACCCGTTTTTGATTAGAGAATACAGTTAGCATTTTTTTTACCCTTTATAAAAGTTTAGGTTTTGGCGCATTGAACCCGCACCCCGTAGCCCCCGCATGGGGGGGGCTAAAGGTTGAGGGCTTAGGCGCGGTTGATAGCGTCTTTAATCGCTTGCAATCTTTCGGCTTTGGTGTAGCCAATCATTTTTAGGCGCAAGGTTTCCCCGTCATCGGGTATAGCGATAATTTCATGCCCCCATTGATACGCGGTTTCGGTAATGTAAAAGCCTTTGTAAGTCTTATTCATGGCTTGCCCCTTGCGGCCCGTAAGACCTAGAATTGTCTGATGCCTCAACCGCGTCAACGGATTCAACATATAAATCGGTGTCGCAGTCTTCAGACTTCCACGATAGAATTCCGTCAATTTTGTCCCATACTTGATCTTTAGCGTCTTCTTCTGATTCAGCCTCAACCGTTATGTAACGGTATTCTTTTGATACTACGCATATTGAATAGCTATTCATGGCCTAACCCTCATAAAATAATTGAACAATGGTGCGGTAAACCGTCACCCAGTAGCCCCTGATTAGAGGGGCTAGAGGCTGAGGGCTTAGGCCTTTTTGCCTGATTCTAAAAACTCATAACCATT